TATGGTTTTGTAAAAGAGCAGTTTGAAAAAGAAGGTTGCGTTTTATTGAGTTTAGATTATAAAGGAAATAGACAGCCTCTTAAATATTTATCTCCAGAAGGTGAAAAATTTGAAACTACTTGGATGTCTTGGCAGCAAGGTAAAAAAGCACATAATGACCCAAAATTTTTGAGACCATCTATACATACTATTAATAAGTCTTTTGCTGATTGTGGATATAAATTAATATCTACTGAATATAAAAATAGTAAAACTAAATTAAAATATATTTGTCCAAGAGGTCATAATAATAGTATGATTTGGAAATCTTGGAGAAATGGTCATAGATGTCCAACATGTTCGGTAGAAGATAGTAGGAATAGGCCAAAGTACTATAAACAATTAGAAAATGATTATAAAATAGATGGTGTAATTTATAAAGCAACTAATAAAGTTAATGGCAAAGTATATATTGGACAAACAGTTTGTGATTTTCATAAAAGAAAACTTAAACATTTTTCTAAATCTAATGAAGAAAAACCAACCATGTATTTTCATAGAGCATTGAAGAAGTACGGAAAAGATAGTTTTAAATGGGAAGTAATTGAAAATTGCGATTCAAAAAAAGAACTTGATGACATGGAGTTCCATTACATTAAACAATACGATTCTTTTAAAAATGGTTATAACATGACTTTAGGTGGTGAGGGTTCGGTTGGTAGAAAGCATACTAAAGAAGCTATGTTGAAAATATCAAATTCTAGAAAGGGTATTTTGGTAAGCGAAGAGACGAAAGTTAAATTATCAAAGATGCGTAAAGGTAAGAAAAAATCTAAAGATCATGTAAAAGCGGTAGCTGAATCTAAGAGTGAGTACTGGGAAATTACATTTCCAGATGGTAGAATTAAAATAATAAAAAATTTAAGTGCTTTTAGCAGAGATTATAATCTAAATGATGGTGGGTTACGTATGGTGGCTTATGGAAGAAGAAACCATCACAAGGGATTTAAATGTAAAAAAATAGGAAAGTCTTTGGAGGCATAATGGAAGATAATAAACATAAATTCTATTTAACAGCAAGTACTGTAAAAATAGAACAAGAAACACCAGAACTTAAAAAAGAAGTAGCAGCAGTCATTGACTTGCCTTTAAATTCTGAAAAACAAATGGATCTTGGTTATTTTTCAGCGGTACTAGTTTCTACTGGTACTAATCTAAATTCTGCACATTTCTTAGGTTCTGAATTATTGGCAGCTGCTGATACTGTTAATAATAAAGCAATAGATGTTGAACATATAGAAGATGAGATCATAGGTCATATTTATTCATCAGCTTTTGTTGATAAAGATCATAAACCTTTGGATTTACAAGAATTGGCCTCTAATGAAGTTGCCTGTTTAGATAAAAAAGACATGCATATCCATATAGGATGTATTATGTATCGAGATAGATTTAAAGATCTTTATGAAGATGTAGCTTCTGATAAATATAAGGTGAGTATGGAATGTTATTATAAAGACTTTGATATTAAAGTTGGTGACACTATTATACCAAAACAAGCCGCCGCTGCTTATGGGATAAATATAAATGATGAAGCCTCGTATGGTAAGTCAGCAAAAGTTGTAAAAGATGGAAAAGAGATTGCCTCTGGAACCCTTGCTAGGGTTTTAAGAGGTATTTGTTTTTCTGGGGTAGGTATTGTAGAGAGTCCTGCCAATCCAGATTCTGTAATTGTAGAAGTGGCTAGTGAAAAAGATTTTGATATTGTAATAGATATGACTGAAAAAGAAAGTGTTGAAGATGAGGTTATTAATGTAACCTCTAAAAGTATAGAACACTCTAAAAATACAGAAGATTCGGATATTATAAATCATGTAGATGATAAAAGTATTGGAGGGGAAGAAAGTCCTGACCAGACTGAATTTTTCTCCTTTATAAAAGAGACAGCATCTAAACATGTTGATTCTCTTATAGTTAGTAAACAGGAAGTTGCTAAATGTAATAGTGATTTGAAACGTTTACGTAATGCTATAGACCGTGCGTCTATGAGGATTTAAACTTTATAAGGAGGAAATTATATGGCACAATTAGGACAAGCTCAGACAGGCTCTTTGAGAAGCACTCCAAAACAGTTAAAAGTTTCTGCGTCAGATAAGAGTGCTGCCCTTTTCAAAAATATGGGTAACAATCACAATATCCCATTTATGTGGTGCAGTACTGCTACAGTAGTTTCTGGTACAACTGAAACCACTGTCACATCAGGCGTTAGTTTTTATGATATGGATCTGGCTTCTTATGCTAATGTCGTAGCCACCCCTACTTCAGATATTTCGGGTGACTATTATTTAGACGTTGATACAGCTGCTAACACTATCAAATTAGTTGTTGGTTCAGCTGTAAGTGCTGATGTAGATTTTAATGTTCAGTTTATGCTGGGCCAGGAAATTGATATCACCACATTAAACACACAGGGAACTGGTGCTCCAGCACAAAGTTATCCCTAATAATTAATTTTTTTAAACACTATGTGATTGAATTGGTAAAGGTGTTTTGATTAAAAAATCAGGTTGGTAGCCAAACATATCGAAAGATCACATACACTTTAATAGGAGGAAATACAATTATGAGTAAAGATATTGGAAATGTTGAACTTAATCTTGAAAAAGATATTCTTAATATTGTAGAGCAGGTTTTTTCTAGAAAAGAAGAAGCTTCTCAAAAACAAGCTATGCAGGAGGCACTTACTGAGTCTGCTACTGCTATTGAAAATTTGACTACTAATTTAGAAGATCTTCAGTCCCAGTTTGACGATGCTAAAGTATCTTATGAAGAGGAATTGGCATCTAAAGACACAAAGCTTTCTGACCTTTCTACAGAGCTTGAGGCGGCTCAAAAGAAATCAGAAGATCTTGAGGCTGAACTTGCCAAGGTTAACGAAGAAATTGATAGTATGCAGAAAGATAAAGTAGCTGAAGCCAGAATGGCTGAGCTTGAGGAAGCTAAAGTTAAAGTTTCCACTGACGTAGATACACAGTTTGCAAAAGTCAAAGAAATGTCTGATGAAGAGTTCGCTGCTTATAAAGCAGATCGTGTAGAACTCCGTGCTGCAGTTGCTAAAGAACTTGCAGAATCTCAGGCAGTAGTTGAAACTACTGAAACTGTTGTAGAAGATAATAAAGAAGAAGCGTCTGCTGTAGAACCTGAAGCAGAGGTTGAGGTTGAAGAAGGTGTTACACCTCCAGCTGAAATCTCTCCGGGCCATGCAATTGCATCCGCTATGAATTTTGAAACTATACCTTCAGAAGATGTTGCAAGCAAATATGCTGATTTGGGCAAAGCCATGGCTGCTGCTTTTACAACCGGTTCTGATGAATAATATGAAATAAGGAGGAAGATATAAATTATGTTTATTCCTAGACATCCAGATGTAGAAGACCAATTCTGCAGCTACGCATCAGATAACACATTTGGAAGTACTGGTATTGGTGGCGTTGTTGCTTATGCTGGTTCAGTTGTGTATTTAGACCCTGCCGCTTCTGATGAAGAGGCTATGATTAAGAAAATGGCTCATGGTATTACTGAAACACCTTTTGGGCTTTCTTTGCAGAAAGTAAAAGTAGGTTACCACAGCGTACATCCTACTGGATTTGTAATGCCTGGTGATTTGGGTTCAAGTGATGCTATTGCCCAGCCGTTGTATAATACTTCTGGTGCCATTGTAGGTCACAAATCTGTACCTGTAGGTGTTGCTCACCTTGGTATTTATGACACTGTTCACTATACTTGTACGGCTGTTTCTGGTACTGTAAGTACTAAAATGACGCCTGGTGCAGCATTATATACAGCTGCTGATGAGGCACGTTTGACCAATAGTACAGCTTCATCTAATGGTTCTACTGATGCTGATACCGGAGCACGTTGCTCTTCTACTGTCGTAGCTAGAGTACTTAAAGGCGCTAGCGTAGCTAAATGCCAGGCTAATATTGATAACACTACTCTGTACCCAATTAGAGTAAAACTTTTGGTATAATTAAAGTTAACATGGATTAATGTTAAATAATAACATCCATATTTATATAAATTTTAGGAGGAAATAACGATGAATAGACAAGAAATGATGGAGCTTTTTAGAGCTACTGCTAATATTAATACTCCTGAAGGCCTTCAGGCCTACAGAGCATTTGCTGCTGCACTAACTACTCCTATTTTGAAAAAACTAGAACTTGAGTCCATTATGAGACAGCTTTTTGCTGTTGAAAATCTTGGACCTGGGGCACAGGCGATGTACCCGGTTGCTGAAGACTTTGAGATCAAAACTATTTAAATAGAGGTCTCGTAACTTAACTATATGCTGGAATATCCTAAAACTACTTTTACTTATAACGTGAAAATAAAGGAGATATTATATGGACAATCAGCAGGAAACTTTAAAAATTAGTGCTAATTATATAGCAGGACTTATCGATAGTGATTTTGGAATATATATTGTAAGTAATACTTATAAAGGTAAATTTTCCATGTCTCCAAGAATAAAGTTTATTAATACTAGACATATTTTAACAGACGTTTGTTCCGAATATTTAAAATATTTGGGTATTAATCATTATGTTTCTATAAATAAGGCTACAGTAGGTAGAGATGCTAAATATTTAATAATACAAAGGTTGAGTAAATGTATAGATTTTTGTAATAAATTTAAATCATTAGTAGTAGGTAGACAAGAACAATTAAATTTACTTGAAGATTTTTGTGTTAGTAGGTTGGCATCGTATGTTGATGGAAAATTTGGAGTTTATACTATTGAGGAAAAAGCTATATGTGATAATTTAAAAAATTTAAATTTAAATTACAATGTTGATTTTAAAAATAGAAATTATTCATATAGTTGGTTGGCTGGTATGTTGGATGGTGATGGTAGTATTTTTATAACTAAAACAAATAGAAAATGTAAATATAGAAGAAATAATGGTACTTATAAGACATATAGTTATGATAAATATCTACCAGTTTTAAAATTTACTACAGAGTCTACGGCTGTTTATAATAATATTATAGAAATATATAATAAGTTAAATGTAAATTTTTTTAAAGAAGAAGTTAAAAGTAAAGTAAGTAAAAAATTAGGAAGAAATCTTTATAAGGTTATGTATAATATAACAGTTACTAATTTTAATGACTTACTTATTTTACTTGATAAGTTAGATGAAAAACTAATTGCTAAGCAGAAGCAAGCTGTATTACTTAAAAATTTTATATTTGAAAAACAAAAATGTAGATTTAACACTAAAAATATAATTAGTATATATAATGAAATTAAAGAATTAAATACAAATTTTTAATAGATTCCCCAACGACTACATGTTAAGCACTTATTGTGAAGATATAGTCTGAACTCACAGGAAACTGTGAGAGAACTGGTCAGTGGTAACCAGACCACTTAAAGGAGTACCGGTTCCGCCTAACAGGTAATGCTGAGGTCATTATAAGTAACAGTTTTTGCCCTGTATGGGTTTTGCCTGGGCTGTCGTATGTAGCTCAGAACTTTGTAGAAGGTATCGGAGAAGAGGTATATGTACCTACTTTCAGCATTTCTACTGCTGCTGATTGGAAAATTACATATGCTCGTGATTCCAGAATTGATATTGCTCAGAGAGCAGCTGCAAAGGCTGCTATGGAACTGGCAAATTATGAGGAAGAGTGTGGTTGGCGTGTAATTATGCCTGCTGCTACCTCTGCATTTTCTGGTAAAGGTCTTTTAGGTTCTAGACCGGCTCCGATTTATGAAATTAGCCCGTCGGCTCAAGGTGCAGGTTATCTGTCAAAAGAGCTGATTAATAAGATGATTGTTGGTTTTAAACGTATCGGTAGAACTCTTACTGATCTGTATGTATCTCCTGAAGATGCAGCCGACATTAGAGAATGGACTGACACTGACATTGACCCAGTAACCCGTAGGGAAATTTTCCAGGCTGGTGGAATGGGTAGTCTTTGGAATGTTACTCTTCATGAAGTACAGCATCTTGGTGCCACCGGTCTGTATAATATTAATGGTAATGCTGCAGATTATGGTAAATTTAAAGCTGATGGTACTGGTGCTTACAATGGTTATACCATTGATAATCCTAATGTTACCGCAGCTGATGGTACTATTACTACTCTAGGTGAAACTCAGGTACTTGGTTTCGATCTTACAGGTAACGACTCTTTGGTTATGCCTGTTCGTAAAGAGTATGAGGCTCATGATGATCCTACCCTGCTACGTCGTCAGAAACAAGGCTTTTTTGGATGGGCAGAGCTTGGATTTGCTTGTTTAGATAGCCGAATGCTCGGTATGGGTATCATTGACAGATCTCTTTAATAATTACATAGTTTAATATATAAAAGATGGGACTATTTGGATACGTTATTTCCAATAGTCCCATTTTTGTTTGACAAATACCAGATTGTAATTATTATTATAACAATATAATTTATAACGTTTGGAGAAAAGATGTTAATAAAATATGTGAATGGGTTAGAAGATCTATCTGAGTATGTTTATGTATACAAAAAGGATGTATTTAGAAGAAAAAATTTGTATTATAAGTTTGTACCTGCTTGTTTTGTGTGTAACAATTCTTTTTTTATGAGAACATCTATACCTACTAATTTTTGTAGTATTAAGTGCTCTAATAATTCTACTGAAGTTAGAACTAAAATATCTAAAGCCCTTAAAAAATATAATAAAAATCATATAAGAAATTATGTTTCTAAGGGAAATTATAAAGGTGGTGTTGTTGCTAAAAATATACCTTTGTTTGCTACTTATGCTGATCAATTGTTTCCTATAGAAAAAATTAGACAAAGTAATGAAAAGTTATTGGAAGTCAGATGCTCAGTCTGTGGTAAGTGGTTTATTTCAAAAAGAACTGATGTAGAAGCTAGAGCACAGTATTTAAAAGGAAACTCTGATAGAGAGTCTCGTTTTTATTGTTCTGATGAATGTAAAAACAATTGTTCGGTATTTAATAAACACAAATACCAAAAAGGAAGTAATCCTAGAAAGCATAGAAATAATAATTTCTTTACTGAGCATGAATTGAGGGTCTGGTCCAAAGAGGTGTTAGACCGTGCTGATTATAGATGTGAATATTGTGGTGAAAAAGCTACTATAGCACATCATATAAATCCTAAAAAATTAGAACCAGTTTATGCTTTAGATCCAGATAACGGTATAGCTTGTTGTAAACATTGTCATTATAAATATGGGCATAGGGATGAATGTTCTACAATTAATATAGCTAATAAAAAATGTTAATAAGTGGAATAATAACTATGGTTAATTATAAAAATAAAAATTGCGAACTTTGTGGCAAAGAGTATACGCCTACAAGTCCTAAACAAAAATATTGTATTAAGTGTAGAGAAGAGGGTAGAAAGATAGCTGATCGTAAAAGAGATAGAAAAAGAAATAGAAAGAAATATAATTATAAAGAATATAATAGGGTATGTCCTTCTTGTGGTAAAGAATTTACTACACATTATTCTAAAAAAATTTATTGTGGAAAACCTGGGTGTGAGTCATGCAGGATAGAAACTAAGAATAAGATAATTCATATCAATAGGGATAAACAGTATTTAATTGATAAAGGTAAGCGTTATTACAAAGAAAATAAAGAACTTTGTTGTTTAAAAAAAGCTGAAGCTTATAGAGAAAAAAATCCAGATGCCAAACCTTATTTACCTGGTAGGGTATATAAACATTCTATTGCTTATGTTAAAAAGTATGTAGAGAAATTTGGATATGAATTGTTATCAACTGTTTATATTAATAATAGAGAAAAGATAAAATTAAAATGTCCTGAAGGACACGAATGGGAAACTACATTTCATAATTTTAAAGATTGTGAAAATAGATGTGCCATTTGTTATCAGCAAAATAACTATGTGTCAAAGCCGGAATTAAAAATAAGAGAACTTTTTGAAAATAAGTTTCCAGAAATAGAAGTTTTATATAATGATAGATCTCAGATTGGGCCCAAAGAATTGGATTTATTCCTTCCAGAATATAGTTTGGCTATAGAAGTATGCGGACTTTATTGGCACTCTGATACAGCTAATGGTATTCACAGGAGATATCATTATGATAAAATGATGGCTTGTGAGGAAAAAGGTATAAGGTTAATTACTATATTTGAAGATGAATTAAATAACAAGTTTGAATTAGTATGTTCACGTATTAAACAAGCAATTGGTAAGATAAATGTACGGGTTTACGCACGTAAATGTGAATTAAAAGAGGTACCTTCTAAGGTGGCAAAATCATTTTTTAATGGCAATCATATACAAGGCGCTTGTCCTGCAAAAAATACGTTAGGTTTGTACTATTGTGATGAATTAGTAGCTGCCATGTCGGTAGGCGGTGTTACAAGAAACAATGCTAATTTAGGAAAAACTTTAGAATTAAAGAGGTTTTGTTCTATCAAAGGTACAGCAGTTGTTGGAGGTGTTAGTAAGCTTTTTAAATATGTAATTAATTACGCATCTGATAACAATTATGATAACATAAAATCTTATTGTGATATGCGTTATGCTAATATTTTTAAGCCAGTATATGAATTGTTAGGTTTTGAGTTATTTAAGTTTACTAAATATACTCCGCACTATTTCAAATCTGGAGTTCGTTATAGGAATATGTCGCTACGTAAAACTCCAGAAGAATGTCTTACTGGTAAAACTGAATTAGAGCTTAGATTAGCTCAGGGATATAATAGAATTTGGGATTGCGGCCACAGAACTTATTTATACACATTAAACTAACCTCCTAAATTATAGGCACATACTATGTATATTTTAATATTAAAAATTATAGCCGCAGTTATTTGTACTGAGGCTATGACAGAGCTTGCTGTCAAATCTGAATTATTTTTACCATTACGTAAATTTTTGTTTGAGAGTAAGTTAGGTATATTTAGATTTATCCACAAAATATTTGATTGTGGATATTGTTTTTCAGTGTGGGCTGCTATGTTGTCTATTGTTTTAATATATAATATTAATATTTTCACAATACATTTAATGGCTGTCTTAATAATACATCGCTTATCTAATTTATTGCATAGTTTGGGTGATGTGATTAGGAAACATGTTGAATACTGATAGGACAAGGTAATTTATAATAGAAAAGGGGAGAAAATTATGGAAGGTTATGTAAAAAATAAATCTGTTGAGTGGGCGTATGCTATGAAAAGGTCTATAAGGCCTGGTGGGGAAGTTCCCCTGTCAGAGCTTTATGATCAGTACGGTGATAAACATGGTATTGATGAAGGAGAGCCCTTTGTAGATTGGCTTTTAAATGTAAAATTAAAAGGCAAAGACCAATGGCAGGTAGTTTATGATTTTGGAGAGAATACTGCTCAATCTGAAGAGCATCAAAAAGAGCCTGAAGTTGCGTCTGCTATGAGTGCTGCTGATAAAATTAAAAGTAGGGCATTTAAAGAGTTGACTACTGATGAGATTGCTAATTTATCAGTTAGGAAAGCCCGTGAGGCTTTGCCAAATATAATGGATTATCAACTTTTAAAGTACGCATTTGCTGAGGCAAAGCAACTTCAAGATAAAGATAGTTTATGTAGGTTACTAGATAGAAGAATAAAAGATCTTGAACTAACTAGATAATAAAAAATAGGTAGGTATATTTATAATGACGGTACTTAAAAAAATTAGCAATATCACTACCTCTGGCAACTATCAGTCTATTATTAGTGTAGATACAGCACACGATAATTTGGCTGCTGTAGTTTTAACTGAGGCCGTATCTGTTGTGGGAGGTTCTTCTACAGATGTAGTAATAGATACTGTGACTCAGTCAGGTACTCTTGGTGCTAAGTGGTTTGTAGTTGCTTATGATGATTCTAATAGTAGATATGCCTGTGGCATTTATGCCTTACATGATGGTTACTCTTCAGCTGTTTTTACAGAGTACGCTATACTCAGTATAGGTGATGGTATTAATTTGAGTTTTGACACTGTAGCTGATGGTGATGATATGGCTTTGGTGGTAGATAATAACGACACCTCATCTGTAACTATTAAGACCCAACGAATCACTATAAATACTGACCCTGTAGACACTACTGCTATTATTAATTAGTTTTATTATATATATAAAATTAATAGGGTTCTATGCTTAAATTTTAGAACCCTTTTTTTTATTATGTAACTGATGGATTATTAGAGGGTATTAAGTTTGATAATATAAGGAGACCAACTTATGATAGAGTCTAACATAAACGAATCATTTCCTATATCAGTAACTTTGATGGATGAAAACACTTCGCAATTAATTTCTGGCCAGACAGTTTATTATGATATAAGAATGATAGATGATCTTGCACTGACCCCTCCAATAAATGGTACATTGGTAGAGTCTACAGTTGAATCAGGTATTTATAAAAGAGCAATTAGCATACCATTGGCTGGTACTTATATATGTTACATAACTTGTTCAGGATTTTTTACTAATTCTGAAGATATAGTAATAAATGAGGAATCCCCAGTAGATGTAGCTAAGTATAATTTGCCACATAATATTTCTGTTGTTGACGTAGTTAGAACTAATTCTGTAGCCTCAGCTTCACAATTGGGTAGAAATGTGGCTTTAGGTAATACTGATTATATAACTACGTTGGTTAAAAGGGATTCTGATTTAGATTGGAGTAATCCAGTTAGTAGTGGTAATGCTTATGCACATTATTTATCTACTTCTACAGATTTACCTTATAAAATGGGCGGTGATAATTAATGGATATAAGAACACTTGCTTCATCAGGCTATAATTTATGGGGAGAAACATCTACAACTGTAAATATAAATTTAATAGATTCAACTTATAATATTTGGGTTGGTACAAATGCCTCTGGTATTTCTGAAGATTGGATAAGTACTGGTGTAGGTTTGGAGGATGTTTCTGCAGCTTATGAAGGTAATACTGGGTTATTAATTAATAATGTATCTGACAGTAGCAGTGTTTTACTACATAGCACTGATTATGTTGAAGTAAATATAAATAATTATAATTTTTTATCTTTTTGGTTAAATATTAGAAATTGGGAAATTGGTAAAGATATAACACTTAGTTTATATTCAACTATAAACAAAAGTAGTACTTATTTATCTTTAAGTACTTATGTTGATTTTTATAAATTACAGCAATGGCAACGTATTCTGATTCCTTTAGAAAGGCTTAATGTGCGACAATCTGTAGAATTAGAAGGTAGTCCTACTTATATTAATGAAATTGAGTTTGTTTTGCAGTCAGGTATAGATTTTTGGATGGATGATTTAGCATTAACGATAGGTGATTGGAACAATCTACCCATCGGACCTCCAGATATAGAATCTATATCTTTTGAAGAGAATATTATTCCAGTAATGTCACCATTCTCTACGTCATAAACAATTTGATATGGGAGACTGTTTATTATGATAGGTATAACATTTAATGTAGCTAACATAGCTACTGTAATACAAGCGTATGATCAGATTCAATTAATACGTTATAATTTAGCATCAGATACACAACCTGAAACTCCTGTGGGTCAACCTATAGTGCTGACTGATTGGACTGTTGTTTCTGGAACAGTGGGTTATCCATTTCCAATAGATTTAACTGCCGGTGTGACTGTGTATATGGGATATGATCCTATAGGGGAGGCTTCAGATTGGTATAGTTCTAGATATTATGATAGTTCTACTGGATCTTACAGTTCATGGTCAGATCCTGTTTTGGGCAGTGAAAGTGATTTATATTATGATCCTGTGTATCCAGATGAGGGTATTGTAAGTGAAGAAGATCAAGCTATAATAGATAGAATTAGACTTTATATAGGAGATCCTAAAGGACTTAGAAGAGAGTTTGGTGAAGAGGCGCTAACATCGTTACATCCTGATTTTAAAACTTTTGAATTGGCTGAAAAAGGGTGGCCTGTTTATATTACTATGGGTGGTGTAGGATTTACAAGTTCTTCAAATCCAGTAGTTAACGGTTATAGATATTTAAGGTTTCAAGAACCTGTAGACGATATCTGTTATACTTGTGCTGAAGCTGAAAATCTTTGTGGTGATACTGAAACTAAATTGTTAACTAAAGGTGTAGATATTTGGTACCACACGTTCCGCAATTCTGATAAAGAAATATTAGCTGCTTATGATGGAGTGCTTCCTCCTGTAGGTCTCACTACAACTACTGCTACTACCCAAGCTTATATATTACAAACTGCCGTTGATATATTAACTAAAGAATTATTTGAAGATTTAACTGAAGATGGCGCTAGGGTAGATGATGATCGTACGGCTTATGATCCAGAGCCTGGTCAAAAGTTGCGAAAGGCTTTGTTGGATGGTTTGAAAAAAGATTTAGATGATTTGATAAAAACTTTAAAAATGTCTGGTATATCAGGTGTACTTATAGACTAACAGTTGGAGATAATAATGACCAGAACCAGAATACATAATAAAACTAAGGATCGTTTCAAAAGAGCTATACGTGATGTAGTTAGTAATCTTGGAAGAAAAGTTAAAGTTTATAAGCAGATAAAAAGAAGTGAGTGTCCTAATTGTTTTTATGACAAGGCTACTGATAGTTCAACAGGTAAATGTAAATGGCGTACGCCTTTGGAGGCCCACACAAAGCAGGTTGAATATGAGGCTGCTACTGGTAATACTGATATAAGATATAAATATTTTAAACTTGGTAGATGCCCAATATGTAAGAATGTTGGTTATTTAGTAGCGTATAAAAGATATTGGGTAGAATGTCTTATTAATTGGGACCCTGATACAAATGATATAATACATACTCAAGCCGGCAAAGGTAGTTCAACAGTAGTACTGCTTAAGACCGATCCTAAATATATTGATTTATTTTTAGATAGTATCTCTATTGAAGTGGATGGAGTTACTTGTGTGTTAGAATCGCCCCCTACTTTACGTGGTTTGGGCAATCAGACAGTTTTGATTGTTAAAGCCATAGCTGATTCTAAACTTAAAAAAAGTAGTAGAGAGAAGATAAAGGACTATAATTAATATTGCTTAATAAACGCCATATAAAAAGTGAAACCAAGCGTAACATTCGTTTGAAATTATACTTTACTTTATTGGATAATTTACAAGCTATTAGAAATAGTGTTATGAAAGGTTTTTTGATGTTAGAAAATTTAATGGAAAATACCCAAACCTCCATTGATTTAACTATTAGTAAAGAGGTGTTTTTAGAACATTTGATGTCCTTTGACTTTTTACCAGAATCAGATTCTCCAAATAGAATAGATTTAGTATTACCTAATATAGGTAACTTTGACTTTTCTGATATAGAAATTATAGAGGTGATTTTAAATGGTGTTGTTGGTGAATACGCAGAAGCTAATTCTGTAGAGGTTGAGAAGCTATTTGGTAATGTTCACGACAGCCTTTTACATACTAATTCGGTTTATGGAGATTTTGTTTATATAGTACCGGTTAGTGAGAATTTAATTTTACAAGAGGAACAAGATTTGGGATATTCTTTAAATAGATTTCCTTTTTCAAATTCGCCTCCTATGTATGATGAATTTTTTAGTAAATCTACAAAGTTTATGCAGAATAATTTACCTAACTGGGTGTCTACATCAATAAAAACTTCATTGAAAGGTGTTGTAAATAAATACGGTGGTAAATAATGAAAATACTTAGAAAAGAAGATTTAAGTTTACATAGATATATAAAAGATTTTGCGCTAAGAGATTTTGTAGAAAAAGAAGAACAATCGTCTTTGGAATTATTACCAGATCTTAGTTGTGAGGGTTCTTATATTTATCAGACAATGGAAAGTCAATTATGTATAGCCGATTCTGAGATGTTCCCTTTACCGTCAGATAAAGGCCGTGGTTGGGTGTTTTTTGATTGCCCTGTGTTAGACGTCTACGGGTATTGTGATAATACTACCAATGACCAATACGTATTAGTATCAGGTACCGATGCACTTGGTACTATTTGTTATGGAACACCTGAACAAAGTAATCGTGTCACGCTTTATGATGATAATTTTATTACATTAAGTGGGATAGATTATACTATAGATTATATATCTGGAAGAATTACTTTTGATTCTTTGGATGTAGTTCCTAGTTATGTAGATTACTATTGGAATTATGTTAGTGTGTTGGATGAGTGGCCAAATAGCTATGCTCCTGATGCTCCAATAGTAGTTGTGGCTATAGATGAGACTAAAAAACAAGGTTACCAACTTGGGCCTGGTAAACATAATGTACGTAAAGCTAATTTACATATATTTGCTTCAAGTGCCGGTGAGCGTAGTGACTTAGTAGAAACTTTATATGATGCTCTTTATTTAAAATGTGCTCCTGTATTTGATTTTTCTACAGGCGATGTTTTGGATGCTGATGGTACTTTTTATGGTAGAAAAGAAAATAATAATAAACTAACCTCTATATTTAATAGAACAAGTTTGAATGATTTAGGCATTTTACACGGTGGTATGACGTTTCACAATGTGGAGGCTAGGAATATTAAAACAGGTTTATTATTTGAAGGTCGTCAGGGAGCTTTACAAGCTAGTAAACTTAATGCATATAGAGCTACTATAAGTTTTGAGATACAGACTTATACAAGGATTTAATATGGCAGCTAAATTGACAATAGATACTGTTAGAAAAGAGTTTGAAGCTAAAGGTTTTACCTTACTTACAAAGGAATATAAGAATTCTAGGCAAAAGTTTGAATTTATATGTACTTGTGGTAATAAGTCAAAAATACGTTTAGATCATTTGCGAGAAGGTGTCAAATGTCCTCATTGTGCTGGTAACAAAAAACTAACTTTGGATTATGTTAGAGAAGTATTGGCTTCTGAAGGTTATATGTGTTTATCTAATGAGTATGTAAATAGTAAGACTAAGTTTAAATATAAGTGTCCTAAAGGCCATATAGGAAGTATGAGTTTTAACAATTGGAATACTGGTGTACGATGTAGTGAATGTTTTGGTACTCATAAATATTCCATTGAAACTGTAAGACATTGTATTGAGTCTGAAGGCTATTCATTGGTTGATACCGAATACCACAATGAGAAGCAGAAATTAACTTTAATTTGTCCAAATGGTCATATTTATAAAGTATCTTGGGATAATTGGAAAAGAGCTGGGTCCAGATGTCCAAAATGTAAGAAGTGGGGTACCTCAGCTGCTGAGGAAGAATTAGAAAATTTTATACTCGATTTTGATTTAGACTTAAAAACTAATGATCGTAGTATAATTAAACCTCTGGAGTTAGATTTTGTTATACCATCTAAGAAATTAGCCATTGAATACTGCGGTCTTTATTGGCATTCAGAATTAAATGGCAAAGATAGCGGATATCATATTAATAAATTAAACAGGTGTAATACTGCTGGATATAAATTAATAACCATTTTTGAGGATGAGTGGGTATCAAAATCATCCATAGTTAAAGATAGATTAACTAACCTTCTAAATATTAGGAGGGGTGTTAATAGAATTTATGCTAAAAATTGTACAGTAAGAACTATATCCTCTATTACAGCAAAAGTTTTTTGTGAAGATAATCATCTTCAAGGATTTACCAAGGATTCAATTAGCTTGGGTCTTTTTTATGAAAATATGTTGGTGTCCGTGATGATTTTCACTAAATGTAATAAAACTATTACAGGAAATGTTTTTGAGTTATCTATATTTTGCTCTCTTAGAGGTTTTATGGTTTTAGGAGCTGCTTCTAAATTATTAAAATATTTTGAGAATAATTACTTTTGTGATGAGTTATTTTTGTACGTTGACAAGCGCTGGTCGATGGGCTCATTGTACAAGGATTTAGGTTTTGATTTTGTAGTAAGTACTAAACCTAATTATTGGTATTTTAAAAATAATAAAAAAAGAATTAATAAGTTTTCATTAAGGAAAACAAAAGAAGATTCAGAAGTTTTAACAGAGTTGAAAATTATAAAGGCACAAAAATGGAATAAGATTTGGGATTGTGGTAATTTGAAATTTAACAAGTTTTATAATTAATAACAGGAAAAGGATCGTATGTAGATTATTACGCCTCGTTTTATCTACTACGAGCAAGGAATTTTACCAACCTGAGTGCTATTTAAAAAAATAATAGGAGGAATTATACATTATGGCACGTAATAGAATAATTTATGCTTCACAATCAGTTTGGGTTGATGGTGAAGTGCTTTATAGAGTACAATCTCTTGGTACTACAACTTCATTTACTAGTGAGGACATATTCGAACTTGGTCATCTCGACATTATCGATGTGGTTGATGACGTACCTGCAGTTACTGTAACTCTTAACACT